TGGGCGTATCCGTATACACATTTAAAGTGGAAAATTGCAGAAGGGTTGCTTTCGTTGAATACGTCTACAGTACTTCCTATCCCCACGGCACAATTAAGGATACCTATACATGGTGACGTAGATGCCTACGTTGAAGGTAGAATTAATACGGATGGGGAATTTATAGCACTTTCTGTCCATGGGCATCAACTTTTCAAAGCTGGTGCGGTAGAGGCAAGAAGAAGTGGGTACTGCTTAGAAGTTGACAAGGCAAACCAACTCTTGCGACTTAATAAGTTTAATAATAGCGAAACCCCAACTGTTTTAGGTGCAATCGCAATGACAGTAGAGTTGAATACTTGGTATTGCATGCAAATACAGAGAAGTGGCGACTTGGTTAAATGCAAAGCATGGGTAAAAGGCGAAGCCGCACCGGGTTGGTTAATATCAGTTACAGATGCAGATTTACTGCATGGATGGGTAACACTTCTGGGGAAATCTGTTACTGCGGATTTTGACAATTTTTCCGTGACTGGTATCAAAGCGTATTATCAGCCAATAATACCTTATTAAACTAAAGAGTAAGCGAATGCTCGGCAGGGTGACATGGAAGAAGTTGACAACTTAAAGAGATGCATGGTAAGATGATGGTGCAGGCTAATCCGGACTAGCTATCCGGAGACAAAGGCGTTCTCCTGGACGTCGCCTGCTCACCATCCAGGAGGCCAAATACCAATACCAGGAGGTTGGTCACATGCGTCTCACTACAGCGTGGGAGTCCTATGCCGCGGACAAGCGGTTAATGGGTTATTCCCATCACACCCTGAAAGGCTATAAGATCCAAACAAACCTATTAGCTAAACACCTTGGCAACCCGCACATTGAGGATGTCACCTTTGAGCAGCTGAAAGCGTATCTTGTCAGCCAGACACATTTAAAACCGTCGAGCCTGGCGCACAGGGTCAGGTATCTAAAGAGCCTATTCCATTGGGCGCACGACGAAGGGTATCTCGCGAGAAACCCGGCATCCCGGCTCCGCGAGCCGAAACTAGGGAGTCTAGTCCCGAAGGCCTTGAGCGAAGAGAACACAGAGCTTCTGCGAGAAGGCTGTATAACACCGTTTGAGCATGCATTGATTGAATTTTTGTATACGACCGGTTGTCGAATCGGCGAGGTTCACGGCCTGAACCGGAACGCTATTAACTGGGAAACCAGGTCCGTTATAGTCCTGGGCAAGGGCTCAAGGGAACGTGAGGTATATTTTACCGTCAAATGTGGGATTTGGCTGAAGAAGTACTTGAAAGACAGGAGAGATAACGATACGGCGCTGTTTGTTACAGAACGGGCGCCACGCCGGATGTCGATATCGCAACTCCGGCACGTTGTAAAAAGAGTGGCTAAAAGGTCAGGGGTAGAGGCAAATGTATACCCGCATATTCTTAGGCACTCGTTTGCCACCCACTTACTGAACAACGGCGCTGAGTTGGCAGATATCCAGGGATACCTCGGTCACACCAAGGCCGACACGACAAGAGTGTACGCAATGCTCTCCAGCGAACGTAAACGAGAACGATACCATAAGTTTTTCCGATAGCAAAAATAATTCAAAAACCGCCCGTGCTGGGGCGGTTTTCTTTTGGGCAATTTTAGCGAGGTGATGCCATGTCACTCCTTACCACGCGCCGCAAAATGCTGGCCTTCTCTATCCAGCAGAACCCGACCACGATCACAATCAACCACACCGAGAAGGTCCGCCAGGGCGGAGGTTTTACCGAAAACAAGACAACGCTTGACCCTATCACCGTGCGGATATTCCAGCAGCGGGACACCGACATAAAGGTAGTCAGCGACACAGCCGGGATCAAGGAGAAAATGACAGACTTCGGGCTGCTCGCCGACCACACTGCCGATATCCGCGACGGCCCCAACACGCGGGATGAGTTTGACATTGATGGCCTGGGGCGTTTCGTCGTGGCAAGCGTGACCACGATGCTGCAGGGCGGGGAAGTGGTGGGGTATCAAGTGGATTTGGAAAGGGTGAGCTAAATGAAAATACCGGATACTGTTGTAGTTGGCCCGTTTACCTATAGGGTGATCCTGGTCGATATTGTCAACCGGGAAAAGCCGGACCTTATTGGCCAGGTTTGCCACTGTAGCGACAAGGAAATTAGGCTGCAAAAAGACCTTGATCGGGACAAACTGGAGTCCGTTTTCATCCATGAGTTATTACACTGCATGGATGTTTTTATGCACCTTGGCCTCAGTGAGGAACAGGTGGAACGCCTGGAAGGTGTGGCATACATGGTGCTGAAGCAGAACAACCTACTCCGGGAGGAATGATACCCCCATGTCTCTAACAGCCAAAGCAATCGACCACATTGACCGCAAGAAGGCCGGGATGTACGCGCTGTTGGATAACCACGGCGGGATCATGGAGGGGCAAGCGAAGTCCGGAGCAAGCTGGCGCGATAGGACGTCTCACGCGAGGCAGTCCCTTCACTCCGGCGTAGAGCAAAATGGTGACCTCTACACGCTCTACCTGGCCCACGGCATGGCTTACGGTAGACACCTTGAAGAGGGCACCCCGCCGCACATCGTCCGTCCTAAAAACAAAAAGGCGCTCTACTGGCGCGGCGCTGCCCATCCGGTTAAAATGGTGCGCCACCCTGGGTCAAAAGCATATGCCATTGTTGGCCCGACCATGAAGGCGCACTTGCCTAAAATCAGAAAATCCGTACTGGATTGGTGGACCGAATGAGAGAAGCAATCAGGACAAAACTGACCTCAATCACCGACGTAGGAGACCGTGTATTTGAGCCTCACGCGGCGGGCGCGGCTACGGTAAAGCCCTACATTGTAATCAGCCAGGGGCAAGACAACGAAGAAAGCACCTGGGCAGGGTTTCGGCGAGACATTGAGATATGGCCGAACGTAGCCCGGACAAGCTTCGTCAGCGTGGACGCCCTTGCTAAGAAGGTGATTGACACTCTTGCCGAAGTAGCCCTAACCACCTCTGCGGGCGACGTATTTACCTGTATTTATGAGGGTGTTGTTGGCGACGATGTGGTTGATGAGGAATGGGACGTTATCACGCGGGGCCTGCGCTTCGCGGTCCTGGCTCTGCAGCCGGTAGCCATAACGGACACATTGACTGACGATCCTTGGGTGACCGCTCTTGCAAATTGGACGACCACCCTCTTAGGCTCACCCTGGGCGGCTTATAAAAACAGGTGGCCTCTGGGATATCGTAAGCCCTCCGTCCTATGGCGGGTGGCCAATGTGGAGATGCAAAATCTCAATGCGGCGGCCTACAAGGAGACCAAGACGCTGGTCTGCCACGTCCTGGGCGACACCCCCAACAGGCAGGTAGGCGGCGTTGAATCGGTTGTCGCGGGGCTTGCAGCGGCGTTTAAAATCGTGCTAGACCAAGCCAACAGGCGCTACCTGACAGTGGAGAGCGCCAAGGGGAATCATCAGGCCAACGCACTAACCGCCGGGCAGATTACAGCGGTACTGAGCAGGGTCGTTATGCGGACGTTTACCCCGGCGCCGCTGATGCAGGAGACTACTTTTGTGCTAAAAGAAAGGATAGGTGATTAGATTTGGCTGAAGAAACCAGGTACCCCCTCGGTGAACTCTTGGCTCAGTCCAAGGAAATCTTCGGCGTCAAGCCAGAGGTTGTTGTGGGGGCGGTCCATGGAATCGACGTGGCAGACAACAAGTTCACCGTGGACGAAGTGAAGGGGCTTATTGAGACATTTCTGAAAAGGAAGGTGAAGTAAATGGCTGGTGGGCAGTGGGATGTATTAGACCTGCCGAAGCTCCCTGGGTTATACATGAATTTCCAGGCGGCGGCGCTTGCGGCAATCCAGACCGGGGCGAGAGGCATTGTCATGGTTCCGGTGAAAGCTCATTGGGGCCCGGTTAACACATTTGAAACGCTGACCCGTGAATCTCAAGTGATTAACCTATTTACCACAGACGACACCAACGGGGCAACGGCCTATAAGACCTGCCGCATGGCCCTGCTGGGCGGAGCGAAAGAAGTAGTTGCCTACCGCTTAGATGACGGAGACGCTGCCGCATCCTCGATTAACCTGCAAGACACCACAGAGATACCGGTGGACGCGCTTAAGATCGAGGGGTATTACAAGGGCACCCGCGCAGACAGCTTTAAAGTCACCGTCGCAGTTAACCCGGTGGACGCCACGAAAAAGGACATCAAGCTGTATGAGGGAACCACGCTCAAAAAGACGTTTACCTTTGTCAGTGGGACCATTGCGGCGGCTGTTGCAGCCATTAACGGTGACGGGCAGCAGCTTATTAAAGCGACATTGGTAGCTGAAGGCAATGGCATCCTTGCCGATGTTACGGCGCAGGCTTTGACCGGCGGCAACTCGGGCATTACTGGCATTGCTAACGCTGATTACACTGACGCAATGGAAGCTATGGAAGCTAGAGAATTTAACCTGGTTTCCATGGACGGCAACACGGATTCCGGCCTGCAGGCATCCTTTAAAGCTTGGGTCCAGCGCCTGCGCTCGGAAGGGACTTATATCGACGGAGTTATTGGCGGCACTGCAGTAAGTGACAAAGCGGCGGATGCTGTTGCCCAGGCAGTTGCCAGAAGCGCGGCAGCCAACTATGAGGGCATCGTGAACGTCGGCTGTGGGGGCTACCTGGGCGGCGTGGAATACAGCTCAGCAG